ACTTTTAAATTATGGCACGTTCACAACCTTTTACAGTAGCATGTGAAGGCGGTTTAGTTACTGCTTCTAATCAGATTGATTTGCTACGAAGACCCGGTGTAGCTACAGAGTTAGAAAACTTTGAAGTTTCTATAGAAGGTGGTTACAGAAGAATTAGTGGCTTTAAAAAGTTTGGTGAAGGTAGTGCAACACAACCAACTGGAGGAGCTACTACTATACAAGGAGTATTTCCATATGCAGACGGTGTTATAACTTGTGCAGGAACTGATATATTTTTTAGTAACGATGGAATAACATGGTTACAAATAAATAAATTATCTGCAGGTGGTGGTGATAATTATACAACCTTTACAGGTAAGTCAGCAACTGCAAGAACTGGACAAGGGCAATGTCAGTTTGTACTTTTTGAAGGTGCAACATTTGATTACGGTGAAGTAATTATAGCTGATGGTGCTAACAAGCCTTGGGCTTTTAGAATGGAAGGCACAGGAGCTTTAAATACTAGAACATTTTTTACTGAAGAAATTACAGTTGATGGTACTAATGGTGTAAAGTATATTACTATTCATGACCATCATTTAATCGCAGCAGGAGTAGAAAATAATTTAAACACTGTTTATTACAGTGTCTATAACGACCCTAATAACTTTACAGGTTCTGGTGCAGGTTCTGTAACTATATCAGACCAAGTGCAGGGTGTTAAAGGATTTAGAACAGATTTAATAGTTTTTGCTGAAAACAGCATACATAAACTAATAAACATAAATGATAGTGCTAATATTCGTATAGACCCTATTACAGAAAACGTAGGGTGTTTAAGCGGATATAGTATACAAGAGATTGCTGGTGATTTATTATTTTTAGCACCAGACGGAATAAGAACAGTTGCTGGTACTGCAAGAATTGGTGACGTTGAGTTAGGTACGCTATCTAAAGCAATACAACCTATACTAACATTACTAGCTCAAAATGTTAGTTCATATAGAATTACAAGTGTTGTTATTAGAGAAAAATCACAATACAGATTATTCTATAGTAACGTAAGTGCAGTAGCTGAAGGACAAAGAGGAATTATAGGAACACTTAGACCTAATGGTTTTGAGTGGTCAGAAACAAGAGGATTAGAAGTAACTGAAATAGGTTCAGGATTTGATAAAGATGGTATTGAAGCATATTATCACGGGAATAATACAGGTTATGTGCATATACATGATTCAGGTGATGATTTTGACGGGACTGCTATATTAGCAAGATACAGAACACCAGATTATGATTATGGTGATTTAGGAACTTTAAAAACTTTACACTATTTAAAAGTTTCAGCAGGTTCAGAAGGTCTATCAACTCCAGAAGTACAAATGAGATTTGATTACGGAAGTGGAGATACACCTCAACCACCAGATAATTTTTCACTTGGTACAATAAATCCACCTTCATTTTTTGGACGTGCTGTGTTTGGAACAAATACTTTTGGAGCAACAGCAGACCCTATGATTAGGATACCATTACAAGGAAGTGGAACTTCAAACAATTTTACATTTATTTCAAACGATAGTAAACCATCGTATAAAATTAACGGTTTATATGTAGATTACATACCTTCAGGTAGGAGATAAAAACAATGGCAGGTTATATAAGACAAAGTACATTCGTAGATGGCGATACAATTACTGCTGCATTATTTAATAACGAATACAATCAGTTAGTTAATGCATTTAGTAATACAAGTGGTCACAAACACGATGGCACAACAGCAGAAGGACCAGTAATAGGTCTGATTGGAGATGCTGGTGAAACTTCTCCAAACAACAAAGTATTAATAGATACTACAAATAATCATATTGAATTTTATGTAGAAGTATCAAGCAATCCAGTACAACAAATCTATATAGCCGATGGAGCTATCGTACCTGTTACAGATAACGATATAGATTTAGGTACAAGTTCATTAGAGTTTAAAGATATTTATATTGATGGAACTGCCACCATTGATACATTAACTGTTGATGAAGCTGCTACTGTTGGAACTACATTAGGTGTTACAGGTGCTACAACTCTTAGCTCTACACTTGCTGTTACAGGTACATCAACACTTACAGGTAATGTAACTGCAACTAATGATTTATCTGTTGGTGGTAATCTTACAGTAACAGGTAATGCTACTATCTCAGGTAATCTTACTTTTGGTGATGCAGATACAGATAGTATTAACTTAGCTGCTGAAATAGATTCAGATATTATTCCTAACACTGATGGTACATATGACTTAGGAAGTGCTACAAAAGAATGGCAAGACCTTTATATTGATGGTACAGCTAACATAGATAGCCTTGTAGCTGATACAGCAGACATTAACGGTGGTACCATTGATGGTGCTACTATAGCAACTTCAGATATAACTGTAGGTTCTGGTAAAACTTTAAACGTTTCAGCAGGTACATTAACTTTAGCAGATGACCAAATTTCTGGTGATAAAGTTGAAGGTGGTACAATTGCTGCTACAACAGTTACTACATTAACTTCAACAACTGGTAACATTACTAACGTAAATGCTACTACAGTTGATTCTACAAATCTTGAAGTTACAAATTTAAAAGCTAAAGATGGAACTTCTGCAGGTTCTATAGCAGACTCTACAGGTGTTGTAACACTTGCAAGTTCTGTACTAACTACAACAGATATTAATGGTGGAACTATAGACGGTTCTACTATAGCTACATCTGATATTACAGTTGGAACTGGAAAAACTTTAGATGTATCTTCAGGAACTTTAACACTTGCTGATAATCAAATATCAGGTGATAAAGTTGAAGGTGGCACAATAGCTGCAACAACTATTACAGCTCTTACTTATGGTTCATTAAGTGATGGTACAATAACTATAACAGCTTTTGCAGATGAAGATGATATGTCTTCAGATTCTGCAACACTAGTACCAACTCAACAATCTGTAAAAGCTTATGTAGACTCTCAGGTGACTGCACAGGACTTAGATTTCCAAGGTGATACCGGAGGTGCTTTAAGCATTGACCTCGACTCAGAAAGCCTTACAATCGCTGGAGGAACTGGTATTGATACTAGTGGAGCTACTAACACTTTAACAGTTGCAATTGATAGTACTGTAGTAACTTTAACAGGCTCTCAAACTTTAACAAACAAAACATTAACAACTCCAGTTATTAGTTCTATATCTAATACTGGTACATTGACTTTACCAACTTCAACAGATACATTAGTTGGTAGAGCCACAACAGATACTCTTACAAATAAAACTCTTACAAGCCCTGTACTTAATACAGGTGTTTCAGGTACAGCTTTTCTTGATGATGATACTTTTGCAACTGCAACAGCTAGTACATTAGCATCTTCAGAATCTATTAAAGCTTATGTAGATTCTCAAGTTAGTGGTGCAGGTGGTGATGTTGTTGACGATACAACTCCACAGTTAGGTGGTGATTTAGCATCTAATGGTAATAACATATTATTTGCTGATAACGACAAAGCAATCTTTGGAACTGGTTCAGATTTAGAAATTTTTCATAATGGTACTACTAGCTATATACGAGATATTGGTGATGGTGATTTACAGATATTTGCAACAGATGATGTTTATATTCGTGGTTATGCTACTAACAACTATATGGCTCGATTTAACGAAAACGGAGCAGTAACTCTTTACCATAATAATTCAGAAAAACTAGCCACAAGCTCAACAGGCATAGACGTAACAGGTACAGTTGTTTCTGATGGTTTAGATGTAGACGGTACAGCTACAATAACTTACACAGGCACAGGCGATGGATTAGTTTTAGAATCAACAGAAGCAGGTGCAAGTGCAGCTCCAGATTTAGTTCTTTATAGAAACAGTAGCTCACCAGCAGACAATGACCAAATAGGTAATGTTGTTTTTAAGGGTGAAGATAGTGCAGGTAATGGGACAACTTATGGAAGAATTTTAGTACAAGTCGATGATGTTACTGATGGAACAGAAGATAGTACTATGTTTTTCAATACTATGTCTGGAGGAGCTTTAGGAGACAGAATTTCTATAGTTGGTGAAACAACAACAATAGCTGGTAACCTTTCAGTAGATGGTGGAACAATTAAACTTGATGGTAATTATCCAGTTGGAACAAGAAATGTAGCTTTAGGTAGTGGTGCATTAGATGATGCTTCTTTAAGTGGTAGTAACAATATAGCAATAGGTTCTTCAGCTTTAACAGTTAATACAACTGGTGGTTCTAATACAGGTGTCGGTAATTATGCTTTATTAGCTAATGTAGATGGTAGTTCTAATACTGCTATAGGTTATAATGTTTTAGTCAGTAATGTTTCTGGTAATCGTAATACAGGTATAGGTAGAGAAGCACTAAATAACAATACAGCTTCAGATAATACTGCTGTAGGCTCTGATTCATTAGAATCAAATACTTCAGGAGCTCAAAATACTGCGGTTGGCTCAAGTGCCTTAGTACAAAATACTACAGCTTCTTATGGAACTGCTGTTGGTTATCAAGCCTTAACAGCAAACACAACTGGAGCTGCAAATATAGCAGTAGGAAGAACAGCTTTAGCAGCAAATACTACAGGTGCAAATAACACTTCTGTTGGTACTTTTTCACTACAAGCTAATACAACTGCTTCTGCTAATACAGGTGTAGGTTATTTGACTTTAAATGCAAATACTACAGGAGCTGAAAACACCGCAGTTGGTAAGTCATCTATGGCTGCCAATACTACTGGTAGTTATAACGTAGCCTTTGGTGTAAATGCTCTAGATGCTAATACAACTGCAAACAGAAACTCAGCAATAGGTTTTAAATCACTTACAAGTAATACGACAGGAGCTGAAAATACAGCAGTAGGTTATCATTCAATGCATAACAATACCGAGGGTAACAGAAACGTAGCAGTCGGTGACGCAGCTTTAGACGCTAATACAACTGCTAGTGATAATACAGCAGTTGGACAAGGTGCTTTAGGTGCAAATACCACAGGTTCTTTAAACACAGCAATCGGTTCATCAGCTCTTAACGATAATACAACAGGTAATCATAATACAGTTATAGGTCAAGGAGCTTTACCTGTTAATACAACTGGAAGTTATAACGTAGCCATTGGTAGAGCTGCATTAGAGGCTAATACAACTGCTAATAATAATACTGCAGTTGGTATTCATTCTTTATTATCAAACACTACTGGAGCTTCAAATGCTGCTTTAGGTGCTTACTCTTTAGATGCAAATACAACTGGTAATTATAATGTTGCTTTTGGAGAAGCAGCACTAGGAGCAAACACTACAGGCGGGTTCAATACAGCAGTCGGTGGTTCATCACTAGACGCTAATACAACTGGAACCTACAACACTGCCATTGGTTATGATTCTCTAGGAGCTAATACAACAGCAGCAGAAAACACTTCAATTGGTTTTTATTCTATGAGAGTAAATACAACTGGAACAAGAAATGTAGCTATGGGTTACAACACTTTAGCAGGAAATACCACAGCTTCAGATAATACAGCTCTTGGTCATAATGCTATGGCATCAAATACTACAGGTACTGATAATGTTGCTTTGGGTCGTTCAGCTTTAGAGGCTAATACTACCGCATCAAGCAATACAGCGATTGGTATGGATTCTTTAGCAACAAACACCACAGGTACAAGAAATGTAGCTGTTGGTTACCAAGCATTAGAAAAAAATGAAACAGTAAATGATAATACAGCAGTAGGTTATCACGCACTTGAAGAAAATACGACAGGTGCGGGAAACACCGCAGTTGGCTCACAAGCCTTAGATGCTAATACAACGGGTACTCAAAATACTGCTGTCGGTTATTTAGCAGCCTCGACTATTACTACAGGAAACTACAATACTGCGGTTGGAGTTGTTGCACTACAAAATTATAACGTAACAGACTGTGTTGCTGTAGGTACTGAAGCTCTAAGAGATTGTCAAGGCAATCGTAATATAGGAATAGGTAATGAAGCCGGTCGTTTTGCTACTGGTGCTGATAACGTAATTATAGGTGATTT